CACCTCCTGGTGCAAGATGTGTATGAGTGAAGTCGCAGCGGAAAGAAATCGTAACAATTAATTTAAGTTTCCAATGAAAAATGTAACGAAAATAGCCAAGAAGTCAGCCGGACTTAGCCAAAAATGTTCGATTTGTCCACTTATGCGAAGATGTACTTTAGAAATCCATAGAGCTTGTTTTGACAGCTTTGTGGAGGGTTTCAAGAAAGGGGCCAGAGCTGCTGAAAAAGAAATAAACAAGAAATTCAAAACGGAACAGAAATGAATGATGGAGTTTATTTTGACCAAAATGGTAACGAGGTAATCGTAATCAATGGATTTGAATACTCACGAGAAGAATTTGATTTTCTTGTGGATATGTGTGGAGATTGCAATATGTAATAATAAAATAAAAAATGAATCTACAATCTAAAATAGATTATTCCATCGCTTTGCTTCGCAAATGTAAACAAATGGCACTTGATTATGACCCAGAGAATGGTTTTTATTTAGCGTTCTCAGGTGGTAAAGATAGTCAAGCCCTTTACCATCTTGCAGTAATGGCAGGAGTAAAATTTAAGGCTCACATGAGCCTTACAAGTGTTGACCCACCGGAAGTAATTCGTTTCGTAAAACAGAACTACCCGGATGTAGAATTGATTAAGCCAAAGATATCTATCTATGATATGGCTTTGAAAAAACACTTATTGCCTACAAGATCAATCCGTTGGTGTTGCGCTGAATTTAAAGAGATATCCGGTGCTGGCAAGGTTACATTGATTGGCGTTAGAAAAGCAGAAAGCACCCGGCGCTCTAAGCGTGAAGAGATTGAACTAAGCGGTCATAAATTTAGCGGCAACTTCGACCAATTCTCTGAACACAAAGAAAAGATGGTTACTTGCGTGGGAGGAAAGGATAAAATACTTGTTTCTCCAATAATTCACTGGACTGATAGGGACGTATGGCAGTTTTTGAATGGGAATAGCATAGAGCATTGCTCGTTGTATGATGAAGGCTATAAGCGCATCGGATGTATTATCTGCCCAATGTCTAACTATAAGCAGAAGTTAAAAGATTGTCAGCGTTTCCCTCATGCGAAACATAAATGGATTCAGACCATACAAAAGTTGATTGATGCCGGATATCTCAACCACAACTTCACCGATGCAGAGTTTGGGTTTAATTGGTGGATAAGTGATAAAAATTTTAACCAATATTATGCAGACGAAGTACTGCAACAGAAAATTGAGTTTAACGTATAACGATAAAGAAATGAATATAGATACAGAATTTAACGTAGGAGATAGCGTATGCTATCTGAGCGGGGATAACATTATCCATACAAGTATAAGCAAAATAATTATCGAAATATCCTATGCTGATGATAGTTTTCTTATGGTTTATAAGCTGTCAGATGGACTTAGTGTACCAAGAAACAATTATCCACAATGGGGAAAAAGACTTTTTAGAGATAAGGATAGTTTAATGAGATATTTATCAGAATCGTAACTAGAGATATATGAATAAGATAGAAAAACTGGCTGGAGAATATAACTCCACCTTTGCTCGACTGGCAGTAATAGAAAGTGAATTGACCGAAGAATGCCAGAAGTACGTTTCCTGGGATACCGTTCAGGTAAGTATCACTGGTGGTGCTCCCATTGTCAAAGCAAGAAATGAGATAGATGCCGTTCCTTTGGAGGATTTTGTTGACCATGTAAACGAATATGGAAGCATGTCAGAATCCGCCTACGGACATTTGGCTTGGTATTCGATTTAAAACGAGAATAGAAAGGAGGAAATATGACATTAGAGCAGATAGTAAAACAAAGCCAAGGGGAACAATATGTTTATCCCGATGTGTTTACAGATAAATGCGGTCTTGATATTATACTTTCTAATGATAAACTTCATGCCGTAAGGTCTTGGGGGTACACCAAAGGTAATCCCAAAAGGCGCGCTACGCTTGAAATTACTACGTTCAGAGGCATTTCTTTAAACGCTGTACATCATTACGGAAAGATAAAGATTCAAGGTGTCAATATGGAATGTGACGGAGAACCGGGACATAGTAAAATGATATTTGACAACAATATCCCATTGGCACATTATACCTATGAGCTTGTGCTTAAACGTCCGCTTACTAAGGAAGAAATAGACAAAGACCCGGAACGATGGGGAGATTACTACGATGAAGGTGATTTGACTAACTGTTTTAAAACAATAGAAGATGTCATTGAGCTTGCAAAACAAGTCTTTCGGCTACGATTTACTGGTGAGTGGGAATTTTATGTAGAAAGCCCATATAACAAATATAGGGGTAAATTAGAAATTAACGTATAACGGTTTGTAATTGAAAGGTTTTATAAAATAAATGCTTTTGATAAAGATAATAGATGGATTTTTGGAAATAGTATCGTGTTGGCATGGTTTCCTATTCCGTCTTTTGATGAGATATTAAAGAACAACAATAAAAAATGAAAGCAATAACCATAAAACAGCCGTGGGCCTCTTTGATAGTCCATGGTATTAAAGACATTGAGAACCGTACTTGGAGCTGCCCTAAGAAATACTTAGGGCAGAGGGTACTGATTCATTCAAGCGGTAAACCTTTGAATTATGATAATTTCTATGATTCAATACTTACCAATGAGCAGTTATTGGCATTACCGGAAAACAAAGAGTGGAAAGATTTTAGTTTTTGTACAGGCTCCATAATCGGAAGCGTCGAGATAATAGACTGTGTACAAAACCATCCTTCCATCTAGGCAGAGAAAGGAGTTTATAACTGGGTACTAGCTAACCCTATTCTCTACGAAAATCCAATTGAGGACGTGAAAGGCAAATTATCCTTTTGGGATTATCCCGGTATCAAAGAGGTAAAGATAGAATGTCCGGAATGTGGCAGTATAGAAATAGCTATTGAGGACTATACAACGGCACCATTCCCAACTTATTTGCATAGGTGTAATAAGTGTGAACATGTGATTATAGAAAGTGAGTGGAAGGAGGTAAAACTATGAGAGATTTTTATGAACTGATAAACCAATATCCATGGACTACTATTTTTCTTGCTATTTTCATTTATGAAGTGATTAAATGTGTAATGTCTAATTTGAAAAAGAAATAGCCATGAGCAAACTATACAAAGTAACTATTTTCGGGGAATCATTCCTAATCGGGTGGTTCCCTTTTTCTTCACGCTAGTATAACAAGCTAAAGATAATCAAACAACACATAACAAAGTATTGACAAGCCGTGTCAGTACTTTGTTTTCCTCATTTTTCCCCTTAGCTCCCTTATTAAGTACCTTCGTTTCTGTAACGCAAAAAAAGCAATTATGGAAATTATTTACAGAAAACTAGAGGAACTGAAGAAACTGGAAAACAATCCAAGAACTATTTCGGATGAACAGCTGGACAAACTTAAAGAGTCAATCCGAAACAATCCGGATTATTTCGAAGCCCGACCGATCATCCTGTCAGACCGTACTGGCGAATTGATCATTATAGCCGGAAACCAAAGGTATGATGCCTGTATATCGCTAGGTATGCAACAAGTACCGACCGTTCTTATTCCCAACCTGACCGAGGAAAGGGAACGTGAGCTAATCATACGTGATAACGTTAACAACGGACAATGGGACATAACCAAGTTGTTTGACTGGGATTGTAACGAGTTGCTTAATTGGGGTATGGAAGGCATCAGCTTTCCTGATCCGACAGATTTTTCAGAAGATATAGAAGACAGTCATAATGTACTCAAGAACGCAAACTATGAAGCCGGAGCTCATATCAAATATTTAGTATTTGAGGGGTATAAGATTCCAGTCAGTGAAAGCGAACTGGAAGCACTGAAAGCACGGGCTTCTGAATATTTGGATAAGAACGGTGTAATGGTTGGTTTTGTTAATAATCTACTTGGCTTATGATGGAATACATAGACATATCAATATTGAACCCGGCAGAATATAACCCACGCCTGCTCACTAATGAAGCACAAGAAGATTTAAAAAAATCCATCAAGGAATTAGGCATTATCAAACCGATCATCATACGTCAATCGGATAAACGTATCATGGCAGGACACCAACGTACAAAGACAATGAAGCTGCTTGGGTATACCCATGTTCCAGCCTTTATTCTTGACGGTGTAAACTCCACCGATGAAGTAAGGTTCAACCAACTTCACAACTATGCGGAATGTGAGTTGTCGGAAATCCAACCAGAAATCAATGTAAGTCTTCCTAAAGGAACAGAAGGATTTTATACTGTATCCAACAAAGATATCTCCATTCTTTCCAAAGGAGGAAACAACTCACGTGTTGTTGACCTTACGAAAATGATTCTCCGTTACGGCCAGTTTGCAAATGCCATATGTGACCATACCGGGAAAGTGATCATCTCAACAGTATATGCCAAAACGGTAAAACTATTAGGTATGGACCTACTTGTATATGTCCTTCCAGAAGGGAAAGAAGAAATCGCGCTCAAATACTTCTCTAAGGAATATGGAGTGTTCGAGTATTCCCATCTGGAACGAAAGACCTATATACAGTCTTTTGCCCAAAAGGCACGGCTACGGCAAAAGAACGGGGTTCCAAGCAAGCGTAGCCATTCAACGTTGTATGAAACGCAGGTTATACCATACATCACCAAGGATATGCGCATACTCGATTTCGGTGCCGGACAAAAGGATTACGCAACCATACTGAAGAAAAAAGGCTATCTCATTGACGCCATTGAATTCTTCCACCGCAAAGATGGAGCGGACATCATTGATGAAAAGGAAATCAGGCAAGACTGTGCTTCCATATGCAAGACCTTGTCGGACTACGGGCTGTACGATGTGGTTGTGTGCGATAGCGTGTTGAACTCTGTGAACTCAGAAGAGGATGAAAAGAATGTCTTACTTTCGTTATCAGCATTATGCAAGCCCGGAGGAATGATATTCTGGTCTGGCATTCCGCTGCTGTTCGCCCAGAAATCATCTGAACGCAAGGAAACACACGACCATCGTTCTAAAGCCGTATTTCTTGACGCAAAGAACTTCACAGCCAACTTCCGTTTTGGTGAATGGTACTTCCAGCATTATCATTCCACAGCTGACATCATCAGATTAAACACAGCTTACATCGGAAAGGATTTTAACATATTCGATAAAGGAATGAAGATAAGCCCAGAAAAAGAGTTAAGAGGTTCGTCATTTCAAGTAGCATCAACCAACGGAAGGAGCGCAAGTAAGAATGATTATCTGAAAGCGTTGCAATATGAATTCACACTTCCTCTTCCCAATAATCGCAAATGGGATCTGGACAAAGAAATTATACCAATCTTTAAAACACTATAAACAATGGCAGCACCTAAAGGAAATCAGTTTTGGATGTTACGCAGCAAGCATGGCAGGGATAAACTCTTCGCCACGCCTGAAGCGTTATGGGAGGCGGCGTGCGAATATTTCCAATGGTGTGATGAAAACCCATGGACAACAAGAAAGGCTATACAACGTACCATGCCTGTTAGACGCAAAAAAGGTAAAAGAACAGAAACTGTTAATGAACAGCAAACACAACAAGAAGTTTCACCTACACAGCGCCCCTACTCTCTCACCGGATTATGTATCTATCTAGGTACTTCATCACGTTGGTGGAGTAGCTTCAGAAGTGAATGCATGAAAAAAAATGATGAAGATTTTTTGCACGTCATCGCGCGGGTGGAAGAAACCATCGAGACTCAACAATTTGAAGGAGCCTGTGTTGGCGCTTTCAATGCAAACATTATAGCCCGAAAGCTAGGGTTGTCCGACAAACAGGAAGTGGATCATACAACACAAGGCAAACCCTTCAACGGATTTGACTTTCTTCCCTATACTCCCGAAGCTGACAAATTGAAGTGATATGGAGCAAAAGGTTAACTTAAAACAGCGATTGGCATACAATTTTCTTCGTGACAGCAAAACGAAATTTTTATTGTATGGTGGTGCCGGAGGTGGTGGTAAATCATGGCTAGGCTGTGAATGGCTGATGCAATGTGCCTACTATCTTCCCGGTACTCGCTGGTTTGTTGGCCGAAATAATTTGAAGGATAGCCGTTACCGTGACCTTCAATAAGGTAGCATCTTCTCACAGCTTCACGGCATACAAGACAACAAATGAAGGGATAGCCTTCGACAACGGAAGTGAAATCGTTTATATTGACTTGACGTATTATCCGGTGAAAGATCCGATGTATGAACGATTGGGGTCTAAGGAATATACAGGAGGATGGATAGAGGAAGCTGGTGAAGTGCACTACCTTGCCTTCGAAGTCTTGAAAACCCGTATCGGCCGCCACATGAACGATGTATACCATGTACCCGGAAAGATACTTATCACCTGTAACCCGAAGAAAAACTGGCTATACCGTGAATTCTACAAGCCCTGGAAAGAAGACAAATTACAAGCTCCTTATGCATTTATCCAAGCTTTGGTGCAGGATAATCCTTGGGCAACAGAAGACTACATCGAAAGTCTTCGAAACACAAAAGACCGGGTAACAAAGGAACGCCTATATTTCGGCAATTGGGAGTATGATAATGACCCGACTGCCCTGTGTAACTACGACGCTATCTGTGACTTGTTCACGAATGAGTTCATTGCTCCTGCAGGTGAATCTACCGGTTCTGCAGACCTTGCAATGAAGGGACGAGACAGATTTATCGCCGGTCATTGGAAAGGGAATGTGTGTTTTATCAAACTGGATCAGGAATACAGTACTGGAAAATCCATTGAAACAGACCTGAAGCGGATGATGATAGAATGCTCAATTCCTCGTAGTAAG